TATCCCTGCGCAATGGCCACGCCAAAATTTCGCCATCGGCGGCTTTGACAACTCCGTCCGGGATGGCCTCTGTACTGCTACCAATCAGACCAGCGAGGATTAGCTCCTCCAAAAACTGCACGTATTTGTTTCGCCGGTTCAGCACCCTTTCGACGAAGAGACCCCTCTCATCAATATTTGCTGTTTTCCAATCCACTCGGCCGAGCACATCGTCTGCTCCAGGCTCGCCGGCCGGCGCATATCCATGTTCCCAGTCTACCGCAATAATGTCTGCTTGCGTATAGGGCGAGTCGAAAATTGTTTTAGATGTGAAAAATTCACCAATTGATCCGTCTGAATTGCGTTTATTGGATGCTAATCCTTCCAAATCGCGCCCGCCCCATAACACCATGTAGTTGCCGACGCGCAACTCTTCGCTGGTCATACCGAGCGCCTTAATGGTGTTTTTGCCCTCATCGATATCATACCAGTCATAACATGCCCAAAACCCTGGCGCAAGCGGGTCCCGTTTATCACTGCAACTATGCCGGGCCAGAAAATTTTGACGGCGCGCTGGGATGTCACGCTGCATAGGCAAATTCGGATCGCCATAATGCACTAGATATTCTCGGCCGTTGCGCAATACGGTGCGCATATATTTTTTGTCGCTCCGCGTGGAAGAGCGACGGGCCGATGCTTGCACTGTTACTCCATTATATGTGTACCGGCGCAACGCTTTAGTGTCACTACTGGTCATGGTTGGTTTGCCATCATCTGGCAATCCCGTGCGTCGCTTTCGTCGAATCAGCCGCTGCCGTTCAGCCTCCGATAAATTTTCTGCCCGGCTTTTGGGCAGACATTTGGGATAAGCAGATAAATATTCCTCTTCCGACATTCCTTCGGTCGGGCGGCCACATGGTTCGTAGCCACCATCATCGGTCGGTCGGCTGATATCCACCCACTGCTCTGCAAACCATTCTGCCAAATTTTTGTAGCTGGCCTCGGCAGCCTCATCACCATCAATTAACTCGATCAACGTTTCAGCATCCATCGATTTGCCGCTGGTGTATCCGGTTTCGCTCTCGCCGTATCTTTCACGCACCAGTCGGCCATACTCCTGCACCAGCCAGCCATTGGCGTAGGCTGATGGATATACACGATATTTTCGTCGGGCTGCTGCTCTGGCTCGCTCCCAAAGTTTTGGATACTGCACATCTGGCGGCGTATCGGCTTTATCTGCTTCACTAGCATAAAGGGCTGCAACCTGGTTTTCAGCCGCCTCTTGTGTTTCATGACAGCCGGCCATTGAACCGTCATCCGTTTTGATGACGGCGTAGCCAGAGCAATCAGATGTATTAGATTCGATGTGCCAGGGCATCAGTCCTCCAACGCTCGACTTATCACGTCTTCAAATTGTTTGATGATTTTGCTGCGATTTTTTTCGACGACCTGCTCGTCAGTTTGCCATCGTCGCTGGTTATATGGCCGCTGAAATTTTGCAGACTGTACAAATGGAGCATAAGCCACGTTGTTGCCAACTCGCCCGACTAATTTTCCACTCTGATTGCTGACGCTGGTCGTCCAGGATCGCCCCAATCTACCAGTCCGAACATATGTTGACCCTGTGCGTTGAGTCGGATATTTGGCTAAATCCGCCTGCAACATCAAAACGCTGCGTTGCATAGGCGGTCGCAAAATTTCATTGATTTCCACGTTTGATAATTTTTTCTTCAACTTTTCAATGCCCTTGATTTGGATAGACGCCATATTTAGCCTCCTATCACAGGCACAATCCAGCAGCGACAGCGCGGGTGCGCCGGCGGAATTGCAAAATCAACACGAAATTGCGTTCGGATTTCTTCATCGAGTGCTTGAGAAAATTGATTGTCAATTCCGACGATTTGGCCATTGAGCGCCCCACAAATAGGACACATCAATTCATCGGCAGCAGCACGCCATTCCATGTATTTAATTCCCGCCGCCCGATAGACCCGCTGATTTGCCTCCGCATACGCACGAGTCACCTCGGTAGATGCAATCAATTGCGCCCTCTTCTCACCGAAAATTGGCATCAAATCCTCAATCAGTTTCGCCAATGGTTCCCCGTTTTGAATCCAAACTGCAATCGCAGAACGAGTGCGAGTTAGCGTTGTCTGATCAATGCCATCAATCAATACACCAACATGATTCTGCGCCCAGGTGCGAGCGTCCTCGTTGACCAGAGTCCAGTCCAGCCCCAGCCCGATGGATTCCAGTTGTTCCACTGCCACAAATACACCAAGATCAACGCTCTCCAGCAAAGCACGACGCAACCGGTCATAGAGCGCGGTTTCTTGCTGAATCGCGGCAACTTGAGCCTCCAACTCCGCATCGATACTAGCAATAAATTCCTCGGCAGACATTCTGCGTGCTACATCCATAATGGCACGCTGCTGTTTGGTCAATGCTATTTGGATGTCGGCGGCCGCTTGGCGTTCGAGTCGATCCCGTTTCCGAGGGTCCGGCACATCGAGCGGCCGCAATTCGATATCGTCATCCGGCTCATCCGGGCTGGTAGTCAAAAGCATCGCCTTGTCACGGATATTGCTCGGTGATGTCTGCCAGGGACTCCTGGCGGCCGTAAAAAAACTTTTGTCATTGGCAGCCTCCAGCAGGGCAGCTTTGTCTGCCATAGTCAAAACATCGCTGGCGAATTGCTCCGGTTTTGGATTTTTCCGGCGTTTCGCCCACCGTACAAATCGCCGGGCTTCCACGTTTTTGGCGGTCTCAGGCGCAGGAGATGCTGCTATAACAGTTGTATCCAAATCCGTATATTCGATCCCGTACGGGAGCGACACCCCCAGAATCTCAGCAGCGACTGACAAACGCACGCCGGCCTGCACATAATTGAGCAAGCTGTTTGACCTGCGCTCTTCATCGGCCTGATAGATTGACATCTCCTCTGGTCGTAATTCGATTCGATATCCGGCTGGCCCCAGCAGCGATTCGTTGACAATTTCGGTAATATAGCCAAGCGAAGGGATAATTGTCATGTCGTAAAATGACAATGCATCCTGCTGTGCCGTAGCATAGTTGGCCGCGTTAGACATCACAATTGAGTGCGGCACGCCAAGGGCAGTCGCGATATCCTGTCTTCGCTCTTCGGACAAATCAGCCGTCGCCAAATTCTCCATGCCTTCACCGACTACGACCGGTGTCACGCCCGCGCGCACAGCCGCAGTTTCCCACGCCGACTTGGAGCCAGAGAAGAAACGCTTCCACCATGCCTCCAACCGTTCCATCTCAGCGGGCATGGGATTGCCATCGACCGTCAACAGCGTTGCCTTGATAGCCCCACGCTCGAAAAAATTGCTGGCAAACTGGTCGATATTGTACAGCACTCCTGCTGACGACATCGCCGCCTGAGCCGGTGGACGACCAGGAATCGTTTCGTGCAACGGGTTTGCCAATGGAAAATAAACATAGTCAGTCGGCGCAAATGATTGCGCCCGCCCACGATCTAAAATTCGTTTAAATCCAGTCAGGCCAGTCTGCTCGCTGAACTGGGGCACAACACTGTTCGGCGCATGCCAACGTAGCGACAAAATTTTGGCTCGGTTTCTCTCAATGAACCAAAATGCCTCTGGAGCCAGGCACAGAGCCGCTTCGGTCAGGCTGAGCAACCGTTTGAAATTTTGCAGGTAGGCCAGCGCCGGCGGTGGGGACGGAACCGTTGACAACCAAACCTCGTTGTCGCCCTGCATGATTGCCCAGGGCACGCGCGTAATTGCCGTCGCCCGGATGTTGACGCATCGGTATAGATACGCGACTGCCTGATAGTAGTTGCCAGCCGCAGTTGTCGCCTGCCGGCTGTCCGCCATCTGCGCTGCACTCGGGGACAGCTGCGTCCAGGCCTGCTCTGGGTACTGGTCCAGAAAAAACGTCGATTTGCCGGTCGTCACTACATGGCGCTGTTGAGCCATACTACCTCCCACCAAACAACATTAGTTTGCCGCCACGGTTGCGCCCATACCATGCCAGCGCAAGGGACATTACGCAGTCGTCGTGTAGGCCATCGGGAGCAGAGTATTTCATCAGACCACTGGGCAACCTCTGCATCTCATATGCCTGTAACTCATTGATGAGCACAGGGTCATTGATAATATGGATTTCGCCACGCTCGAACGCCAGGCTGAGCGCATCAATAATTTGCGCCTTGCTGGCGTTGGTCGTAGTAAATGGTTCGACCGGCAAGTCCAAACGTGCCAACTGCTCGATTAACGGCTCTCCGATACTGTTTCGCTCCACCATGATAGTGTACGGTCGGAATCGTTCGGCCAGAGCCTGTAGCCGCCCAACTTGGAGCGCATAATCAATCTGATTGAACCGGTCTACGAAACAAACCTCATGGGTATTGGCATCCAGTACTGTAAGCACCGTGAAATCGCTCGTCTTGCCCCAGTCCACGCCCATCACATAATCATGCCCAGGCTGGGCCGCCGGCTGGGAAACCGCAGTCACGGCGTCAAGCACTTGGCGAAAGACGCCCCCGGCATCTTCCAGAAACTCGGCCAGAAACTCCTGACGAAACACCCGATCAGGCAAACCATCCCGCGCGGCGTCAATCTCATTGGTTTGGATGTATGGGTTATCGTATGTTGTGAATTTCCACGATTTCCATTCGGCACTTTCGGGCTGTTGCCAGAGACGCCAGAACCAGTTGCGTCCCTTGGGGGTGCTGCTGAAGAGCGCCCGCCCTTTTCGGTCGGCCAGCGCCGGGCGAAGAGCTTCAGTCCACGCGGCTTCTTTGACAAACGCGCACTCGTCCAGCACGACAAAGTCTAGCCCGTCGCCACGCAGCGAGTCCGGATGGTCGGCGCTGCGCACCTGCACCGTTCCATCCCCCGGCATAGTAATCAGGCGATCCATTTCTCGGATGGCAACGCCGGGGATTTGTACGGCTAATTTTTTGAGCATCCGCCATCCGATGGCCGCCATCGGATATGATGGTGCTACCCACCACGCTCGTTTACCATTAATCGCCGATGAGATGCACATCGTCGCACCGAGACGTGATTTGCCAAACCGCCGGCCACAGGCCAAAACCTGGAAGCGGGCAGGATGCTCCCATACCTGTTTTTGCTTCGGATGCAGTTTAGGCAGAACCAGTGTTACCGTCGGCATTGTCTTCCATCGTCATCCGAATAACTAGCTCGCCGCCATCTGCACCAGTCAATTCTAAATTTCGACGGCCCCATCGTTTGGGATTCGACCGCTCGAGGAACCACGCGTCGGCCTGCCATTGACCAGAACTTCCCGCTTTACGGATGCGTGCTACACTAACGACCTCGGCAGTAGCCCGCGCCTTTTTGACTGCCTGGTAAAATTCCGTATATCCGGCGTCCTGGTCTTCCTTCGAGTTGCGTTCCCCACGTTTCAGCCAGTTGTAAAAAGTTTCGGACGAAATGCCTACAAAATCGCAGGTAGCATCAATGTAATTACCATCTGCCAGAATGTCGCAAATTTGCTGTTGTAACTCCGGTGTTAATTTCCCTGGTCTACCACGTATACGATTCATAGGACGCCTCCTATCAGCATTTATGCCGTAGTCATCATGGCCATTTAAGCATCCCCAAACCAGACGCTAGAAAAACTCCAGCCAGAATAAACAATCCGATGATGATACCCGTAATCATCATGTCCGCTAAATTGCCCGTAGCCAGTACAGCGACGAATGAGCCAAGCAGCGTATACCCAATCGTCCACTGGATAATCGATGACCGCTGACTTGTGAGACGTTTGACATCGGTCTCCAGACGCTCGACACGTTGACTCAACCCACGATAGCCCAGGTCTGGATCGCCACCGACAATCGTCTCCAGTTTTCGCACGGCCTGATCCAGCCGCTCGATTGTGTCGAGTAACATTTCGTCACGTGTCACCTGACATCCCTCCGGATTGTGATTGTCCCCTGCTGTAACGTGGCAACATAACCTGACACCAATGTAGCCTCTAGATCATACGACCAGACGCCCAACCCCAGGCTGATAGTTTGTGCCGACGTGACTTCGACCCGGCACGACGCCGCACCGGTTACCGTGCCTGAGATGGTGACCACACTCGCTGCCTGCACACGCAGCGACACAGTCCCGCCGGTCAGCGTTGGCCAGTTGGTGCCGACAAATGTCAACGCTCGACCGTCGCCGGTGCGGTAATCGTCGCCGTAGACGAGCGTGATTGCGCCATCTTCGGTGACCGGCGATGTCACGGTAACCTGCGCAGTACCGATTCGACCCAGCGCCAAGCCGACCGAGCCGGACGTGTATGCCGCTGGGACTGCTGCTGCCAACAAATTGTCTGTGATTCGGGCCGCAGGGTCTGGCTGCAATGTCCCTAATATTTCATGCTGCTCGACGCTGCTGCCAGTCGCCAAGAAGATCACAATGTAATCATATAATACAGGGTCTGCACTCGTGAGCCGATAATAGTAGATACCATTTCTCGCTTCGGTCGCTGCTGCTCCGGTCGTCAAGACCGTGCGTGTACCGGACGACAACGTAATGCGGTCAACATTGACCGTAGTTGTCAAACCTGTCACGCCATATTTGGCGTGTGTAAACTGAGCAGTATAGATCAGCGTGGACATTATTGTTGTGGAAATTTAAGCCAGTACACCGCCGCCTCGACAGTCGCCTCCAGTTTAGATACATCGACATTTGGAAACTGTTTTTGCAACTCCTGCATCACATAGGTCAGGCGCTCACTTTTGGGCAGCCGGCCAGTCAACCACAATTGTTCGGCGGCGGCGACCAAAATTTCAGCCATCCCAACCGCCTCGATAATTGTATCAGAGGCCGATTCAGCATCCGATGGAAAATCGATCCAGAATTTCCAGGTCACGAGGGCCACAGTAAATACCAGCGTTGCGATAATCACCACATCCATCGATGCAATCCCGTCAAACATTGTAGACCTCCGATTTGATGCAAAAAAAAATACACTACATAAATTGTAGTGTATCCTCGTCGATAAATTGTCGATCAGTCCGGCAGCATAAACCAACCGTCGGGAGTTTGTCCAATAGATACGACTCGACTGATTTTGCTCATCATCATCCAAGCGCCGCCAGTCGTCAGCTGGGCTAATTGGGCGATTTGTGCAGTCGTATAAATATGGCGACGATTCCGGGCCATTTCCATGAGCACAATTGCCACGCGCTCAGTGGTGATAGTATCCCGATGATGGCGGATGCGTTTCTTCATAAATCATAGCAACGGGATTATTCCACCAAGTCATCACGTTCGCCTACGATGCGAAATGCGCGCTCAGGCCGTGGCGTCGTCCACGGCGTGGCTGCCTGGTATGGATTGGCATGTGCAGGGAGCGCCGGCGGCTGAGCATGCGCGCCCTGCGCTCCAGTGACGACAATGACTGGCGGCTGTTGTGGATAATACTGTAGTCGCTGCGAATTTTTGGGATAATGATCGTCGTCTGGATGCTCCATTCGCTGACGCCGACTAGCGGTCAAAATGAATAGTGCGGCCGGCAGCAGTCCAGCCAGAAGCCCAAAAACCAAACCCGTAGCAAGTCCGATAGCAT